GAGACAGAATGAACAAAGGATGAAGCAAGCAAGAATATCAGGAAAAATACTTGGAAATGATATTAAATTACTAGATAATCATGGAAAAATAGTAGATAAACAGTCTCAATCAGCAAAAATATCAGACAAGCTATTCTCTACATCACGAAGACGCAATAGATCCCTAAGAGCGAGACTGAAAATGATGGGTAAGCAGATGGGTATGAGTAGCAATACCAAAGATTTAGAAAGCATGATGCTTGGAGCAGGTTTTCCTCTCTTATTTGGTGGTGGTGTTGGATCTGTTGGAGGTAGTATCGCAGGTTCAGGACTAGCCTCCATGTTTGGAGTTAGTGGTTTTGGAGCGCAAATATTTGGTAGTGCCATAGGACAACAATTAGAAACTTTAGTCAAAAGGGCTGGTGATCTAGGAAGGGCAACTCAAGAGATGAATTTTGACAAGTTAGAAGAACAGGGAATTGTTATTAGTGGAGAGATGAAACATCAAGTTGAATTATTAAAAGAGATGGGTAAGACAGAACAAGCTAGGTTATTAATCTCCAAACAAGTGCAACAAAGTACAGGTGCTGGTGGAGATGTAACGAAAGACATTAGTCGTTCTTTAACGATTTTAAATAAAGGATTTACTGATCTTGTAAATTCAGCAGGAACAAGTCTTGGTAGTTTTTTAATTCCTTTCAATGTCGCTTTAGGTGGTTTATTAAAAGCTCTCTCTATTCCGTTTGTTGGTATTAATACTTTAGTCACAGGATTTAGGTCTTTAATAAAAGACATGCCTGTTGTTGATCAATGGTTTGACAAGCTAGATAAAAAACTTCAAGACATGGGTTTAGCAGCAAACAAAATAGCAAGAGCTTTCGATATAAAAGGTGACAGACTTATGACTACAACAAGTCTTCAAGGACAGAAAAAGATTGGACAAGAAGCCAAAACTTTTGCAGGACAAAGATTTAATTTAGGTATAGACGAGAAAATTCTTAGACAGACAACAAGAGGTCAAATGGAAGATGAATTACGAAAAGAAGGAGTTTTAAATTACACAGGAAAGAATAAAAATAAGATTGCAAAAATGAATGAAATCCAATCATATTACAAGGAAGTGTTTGACAGTGGGAAGCTTCAGATTGATGACAAAAGAACTGTTTTAGATGAAGATGAAGGCATCCAATTAGGCAAGATGAAGAGAGAAGTTGAGTTCTTAGAAAGGCAAAATGAATTAAAACAAAAAATACTTGCTGCTGATAGGTCGAATGATGATCAGTTAAGTACACGATTAACTTTTGAATCACAAGCTCTTGAAATTAGACATAAATTAGGAGAGGACTTACGGGCAAACCTAGATACAGAGCAACAAGTCCTTCTTGTTAAAAAAGCTATAGCTGACATAGATGCTTTAAGAATAGCGACATCACAGCAACTAACTAAAGAAGAGCAAAGAGTTCTTGAGGTGAAAAAACAAATTGGTTTCGCAATTAAAGATGGAATAGTTGATGGTTTAAATCAAGCAATAGATGGAACGAAGACATTAGGAGAGGTTGCTTCAAATGTGTTTAGGAAAATCAGTAATGCTTTATTAAATTACGGTGTTGAGTCTCTTCTGATCGGAATGACAGGAGGAAAAGGTGGTTTCTTCTCTGAAGTATTCGGAAGAGCTTCAGGTGGCCCAGTAAAAGGAGGATCACCTTACATTGTTGGAGAGAAAGACCCAGAATTATTCGTTCCAGGTTTTAGTGGTAAAATTATTCCAAATCACGATCTAAGTAAGGGAGGTTCTAGAGGTGGTGCTTCTTCTATCAATGAAACAAATATTGTCGTAAATGTGGATGCTTCTGGTTCGGAAGTTGAAGGAGGCCAAGAAGATTCAAGAGCATTGGGTAATATGTTGGCAGCAGCAATACAAAGTGAACTCGTACGTCAAAAAAGACCAGGCGGCTTACTAGCTTAAATCATGGCAACATTCCCCGGTCCCAGCACAACACCTTCAGCTCCTGACCCAAGCTACGGATTGCGTAAGTCAAGCGCTCCAGTAGTAAATCAAGTCCTGTTTGGCGATGGTTACATCCAAAGGATAGTTTATGGCCTGAATCAAAATTTAAAAATGTATAATCCATCTTGGAGGAATATCAGCGAGACAGATGCAGATACAATTTCAAATTTTTTAGATGCAAGAGGAGGCAAAGAATCATTTGATTGGACTCCTCCAGGCGAAAGTAGTTCATCTAAATTCATATGCCAGTCATGGTCTAAATCAATTCCATACAATAATCTGGCAACAATACAAGCAACCTTTCAAGAAGTAGCGGAGCCTTAAAATATGGCAATTGATTCTTGGGCTGCTTCAACCCCTTACGTATTAGGAGATGTAAGAAGAGCTGCAACAGCTCAAGTTACAGGTTTATTTTTTAAATGTGTTACTGCTGGAGTAAGTGGAGGTTCTGAACCTGTTTGGCCTACAGATATAGGAGTTGAAGCAACTGATGGGTCTGTTGTTTGGGAGTCAATTAGTAGTGTTTACGCTGATCTTTCTGTCCTTGCTCCTAGTGCAATTATTGAACTTTTTGAATTAAGACTAGATAACGCTTTGCATGGAAGTACAAATATCACTCGTTTTCATAATGGTTGCAATGAAGCACTGACAGGAGGAATTGTTTGGAATGAAAATACCTATGTAAGCGTACCTATAATTGCAGAGGGCTTTGAGCAAACATCTTCGGGAACTTTACCTAGACCAACTATATCAATTGCAAATACAGATAGCATTGTTACGGCCCTTTTGCTTGATGTTAATGAGGTAACACCACATAACGATTTAACAGGAGCAGAGTTTAGAAGAATAAAGACTTTAAAGAGATATTTAGATGGAGAAAGTACAGCCGACCCAAATGCCCAATGGCCTGTTGAGATTTGGTACATTGACAGAAAATCAGTAGAGAATAGAGATATTGTTAGTTTTGAATTGGCATCTCAATTCGACCTAGCAGGACAATTTGTTCCTAAGAGGCAGTTAATTGCGAATGTCTGTCAATGGGCTTATAGAAGTTCTGAATGTAGTTACTCAGGAAGCAATTACTGGGATGCTGATAACAATCCAACTGGTTCAATTGCAACTGATCGTTGTGGAAAGACTTTAACAAGTTGCAAACTTAGGTTTGGCAATAATGGTGAATTACCTTTTGGGTCGTTTCCTAGTGCGGGTAAAGCGAGATGAATCTAAATGAAGAAATAAAGGCTAAAGCCTTAGTTCATGCAAAGGAAGAAGTGCCTAAAGAAAGTGTTGGTCTTGTTCATATCGTAGAAGGGCGAGAAAGATATTTTCGTTGTAAGAACCAAGCGGAAGAACCTGAATTGTATTTCTGTCTTGATCCACATGATTATTTAAAATGTGAGAATCAGGGTGAAATTGTAGCGATTATCCATTCGCATCCAGATGCGAGTCCTGACCCTAGCGAAGCAGATAAAGTTGCTTGTAAAAGAAGTAATTTGCCTTGGTTTATTGTCGATCCAGTCTCTGAACAATGGGGATACTATGAACCGTCAGGGTCTAAATCGTGATATTTATAAGTAGGGAGGCTATTATTATAAGATGACCGCAAAGGTATTCAGGAATGAAAATTATTAAGGTCTATGGGGTTTTAAAGGAAAGATTAGGGGGTCAAGGAACTTTTGAACTCGATGTATTTAATGCGGCTGAAGCTATAAGGGCTTTATGTGCAAATTTTCCTGGTCTTGACAGATGGTTCGTTGACAGTAGTGATGATGGAATTGGCTACAAGGTTTTATTAGGAAAGACTGAAGTGGGAGAGGAGAACATTGAAAACCTTCTATATCCTTGGAGCGAAAAGGAAGTTTTTCATATAACACCTGTTGTTATGGGTGCATTTGAACTTAACCCATTTAAAAATAAAGCGATGAGAGATATCCTTATGGGAGCTGCAATGGTAGGAGTAGCAGTATTTGCACCTGGTATTGGTATATTGGCTACCGCTAAGGCTGCTGGTGTTACTTGGGGTATGAGCGTTGCTAGTATAACTGCTGGATT